TCCAGCCCGAGCTTCGGTTGGCCGCTCGATCCGCGCGAAATGGCGCCGCCCGTGAGTTCACGGCGACGTACATGTACCCGCAGATCAAGACGGACACCACTACCGGTGTTACCTCTGTCCATCGCAAGGCGATGGGCAAGTTCACGTGGAATTACGATATCGACATGTCGGCGACTGACGAGGCGGAAGCCTCGGCACAGTTCGTCAACCTGCTCGCATCGACGCTCGTGAGGGCGTGCCTGAACGCGGGTTATTCCGCTACGTAAGGCCAATTCCCCACCCTCCCGGGTGGGTCTCATCAACACGTGAGAAGAGGTGTGTTATGACAGCCGAGCTGCATAACTTTGTCGCATCCACAATGGAGCGACTCGACTGCCCACGGTCCCTGTCTCTCGCCATCATGGCGAGACACGGACTATGGAAGGAGCTCTTGGAGCTTCCTTGTGTTCCTAGTGACTATTGCGATGCCGAAGCGTACTTTTTCGCCGCCCAATCGCACGCTCTCGTGAAGAAACTCGACTGTATCCCCGGTTTCGGGGCAGCCGAGCGTCGAGCGAGATGTGTGAGCAAGTGGTGGGAAAGTGAGCACGCGTGCGCGAAGAGCAACCTGAGACTTCAGCCCTTTCTTCTGAATGAGTCTAACAACTTTTCGGACGAACGCATCTACGCCTTTTTAGCGCAGGTGAGGCAAAATGTGCTGGATATTCTTGGGGACTCTCCGCCTGCTACCTGGGAAGGTAGATTCGGCCCTGGGGCCACGGTCAGTGACAAATCGACACATTCAACTGTGCCGGATAAGATGACCTCTGTTCCAACCTATACCCCCAACGCCCTGTTCCATCTCGTCCCTTGGTCGGGGACTTTATGGGCCGCAGCTGCGGTTGCGTTGGAGAGACAGCCGCGGTCTGTCCGGGGCAACGAGTTCTTCTCGGTACCCAAGGATTCGACCATCGACCGCCCGTGCGCCAAGGAACCGTCAATTAACGGTTTTTATCAGCTCGGGCTCGGCAAGGTGATGAAGGGTCGGCTCTTCCGAGCCGGCCTCGATTTGCGTCGAGGCAAGGAGATACACATGCAGGCTGCATGTGAAGCTAGCCTAACAGGACTAGCTGCGACTATCGACTTGTCGTCTGCCAGTGATACCATTTGCAAGAATCTGGTAAAACTCTTGCTCCCCTACCGATGGCACGAGGCTCTTGCGAGCCTCCGTAGCCCTACCACGGTGATCGACGGTAAAACCGTCGTGCTGGAGAAGTTCTCCAGTATGGGTAATGGGTTCACCTTCGAACTTGAGACTGTCATATTTGCCAGTATCGTCAAGGCATGCTGCCCTGGGTCTAACCTGGGTGTCGACATCCTTGTCTATGGGGATGACATAATTGTCCCCACTCAGTTCTACGGTGAGTGCGTTGCTGCTCTACGGTTCTTAGGCTTCACGCCTAACCCGAAGAAGTCCTTTGGTATTGGACCCTTCAGGGAATCGTGCGGGGGTGACTTCTATAACGGTACGGCCGTGAGGCCTCACTTTCAGGAAATCATCCCCAATGAGCCGCAACACTATCTATCGCTCGCTAATGGACTTCGGCGGGCGAGTCGTCGAGAGGGTATCCCAAGTTCGCGCTGGAGCGTCGTCAGACGCCTCTGGCTGGACACTGTGGATTTCCTCCCATCGGCTATTCGCTTCTGTCGAGGTCCGGAAGTTCTCGGCGATATCGTTCTCCACTCTCCCGAGTGGCGAACGCGCTGGCGAGGCAGCATCGGCTACATCCGGGTATACCGTCCTCTTCGAGCTCGAGTGGCTCGATTGACGGGTTTTTCGGATGCTGCTGTGCTTGCCACTTGTGTCTATGGTGCGATCTCCGATCCACCTTGGCAGAGCCGAGGGGGCACCTTTCCCGCGGATAAAAACCGCGGGTGGGCCCTCAGAGGCGCTGTAGGATACAAGCTAGGTTGGGTGGCGTACAGCTGATGCTGATGCCACACAGGGTGGGAGAAAGTCGTGAGACTCCTTTCGCTCTGTTGCAGTTTGGCTTTAACTAGCCATGGAGGGCCCGGATGGGTCCG